CTATTTCCTTTAATAATTGCGCACCCATGTTTTCAAATGGATTTTCTAAATTTATTTCTTTTGAAATTGTTACCCCGTCATTAGTTATTACCGGCATACCCTTTTTTTTGTCTATAACAACGTTATTACCATTCGGACCTAATGTAGACCCTACTGAATCAGAAACTTGCTGTATACCGGCTGCTAATAGCTCCCAAGCCTCTGGTCCGCTTTTGATAATTTTAGCTGTCATACTTCTTATACTCCCATTTTTATTATAAAAATAGTATGAAATAAATTTCGTGTTTTGTAAATATTTTGTACAAAAACTATTTAATAAAGATAATTATTATTTAATTTTATTAAAGTATCTTCTTCTTAAATAATTTATAGGTATAGACAAAAATTGACCTTGCGCCCATAGCATAAAACTATTTTGTATAGGTATTTTAAAAATGTATATTGCTTCAAAAACTAGAATACAATTTATTAAATTTGCTAATAATATATCAATAAATGTTTCAACCAGTGATAATTTTCTTGATTGCATTATATTAAAAATGATACTGCAATTTTTATTAAATTTTCAATATCTATTGTTAAAAGTTTTGTGTAAACTAAAATTGATATAGCTACAATTGCTATTAAACTATTTTTAAATCGTTTTAATTTTTTATCTATTGAGTTATTAAAGAATAAAATCTTTTGTATTAGATAATAGTCGTTTGTTAATTGCATTTGTTTTGCTGTTAGTGCGTTATATCGACTCTGTAAATCTTCGATTGTTTTCGTACTTCCTAACCGCTCTTTTAACTTTATTTTTTCAAGTTCTTCGGCTCTTTGCATTTCATCTATTTTGTCAAATCTAAAATCAATTTTTTCAAGTCTTTCAGTATTATATTTTAATGACTGTTCCATATTTTTAATGCTTTGACATATGCTTGGTAAAGTTTTTGATTGCAATGTGTCAAACTCTTTCCACTTGCTTATTGAGTTTTCAGCTTGTGGCCTTAAAACTTCGTCAATAATTGTTTCTAGGCGTGTTAATGTCTGTTTTATGTCTTCATTTCTTTGTGCCATGACAGTACCCATTATAGAAACTTTCAGCCTTCAATAAGACTTCTTTGGGCGATAAGTTAGTATACACAAAACTTTTTTTTGATAAGTAGCGACTAAAATACAGGTCTGCAAGCTCACTACAAAAAAACTTTTTTTTGTTTTGTATTTTTATACCAAAAAAACCCAATAATACCCCTACAAAATCATAAGAAATATTTTGTTTTACAAGTTGGTCCAAATATTGAATAAATTCTTTACCTGCAAACGATTCTTTATTAAATGGCAATTTTATTGTAACAATAGGCTTTGCTAACTGTTTTTTTGTTTTTGTTACACCTTTACGTGATAAAGCCTGGTATATACCTACTTTAGGTATTTCAATACTTACATGATTCACTTTTGAATTGGTTTTCAATTTAATTATACTAGCAAATAAGTAGTATAGTTTATTAGAATATCCGTGTATGTATATGTGTTCTGTCATTTTTAGACTTCAACTAAAACAAATTGTATTGATCTAATTATGTAAGCTCCTGAGCCGGATGAGCCGCTTGATCTTTTGGCCATGAGTGTCCATCGACTAGAAGTTGAGCTACTGGTTGTAGTTAGATCAAGTAGCGGCGTGCTCCCCATATTTAAATTTGTAGAATTGCCAGAATTTAAATCATAATGCAAGCTATATATTGTAGTGCCACCAGGGTTACTTAATGTAGTGCCAGTTTTTAGAAAAATTGCTGTACCACTATCGTCTATAATTCTTAGATCAAAACCGTCGCCACCACTTCCGCCTCCATTTATTTCAATGTTGAGATAAACTTTGTAAATTCCATCAATTATTTTCTGCGTAGGCCATAAAAAAGGGTTAGGTCCCGAAACGCGTTCGGGTGTCACGTCTATCCAAGTTGAATTCGAGTTAAAAGATGTTCCTGTTGACCAATAAGTTCGCCTGTCAATAATTTTGTATCTATCCGGTTCTTTTATATCAATATTTATTCTTGTTGCACTTACTGCTGTTCCAATTTCCAGTGGGTAATTAGTTGGTTTTGTTTCGGTAACACCACCCGATGTTCCTACATAATATTTATTACCAACTGTTAAAGAGCTAAAAGCATCATAAAAACCATAATCAATAGTGACTGTTCCACCACTGGATACAGTAGTTTTACATACACCTACAACGTTTGTAATTCCAGCACTGGTAGTATTATCTGCTTTATAAACTTGACCACTAGCTATTCTAACAACATCACCTGCCGTTAGGTTTTCACCAGCTGTTAAAGTTGAAAATGTTTTTCTTACATCTCCAGTTACATCACCAGTTACATTACCAGTTACATTACCAGTTACATCACCAGTAACATCACCAGTAACATCACCAGTTAATGAATTAACTGTAATCTCATAAGTACCATCGGTTAAATAAGCAACAATTTGGTCACGGGAATTATTCCATTGTGCTCCTGTTAATTTTTCACCTGTATACAAGTCAAAATCATTTCTATTAGGTACTGGCATTATAATCCTCTCTCTTTTTTAATTTGCTCTAATGTTCTTAATTGACCAACATTTTGACTTTGACGTCGTTGTTGCATTAATTCTTCTCGTGTTTGTGGCATATCATCTTGTGGTTTTGCTGATTGTATACCAGCCTGTTTACTTAATAATTTAGACAACATTCCTATATCAGTTCCACCAGGCCTCTGTGCTTGTTGTGCTTTTGTTAATAATTTAGTTGCAATCGGTTCTGTTTGTAAAGCTGCTTTACCTAATTGCCCTGCTAACAATGTCCCCCCAAGTAAAGGGTCAACGACACCTGCCCCAACTATTCCTCCACCGGTTAATAAGTTTGTAATCGGGCTACTATTTTTCTCAATAGATTTTCTTAAGTCATCTTGTATTGCAGAGGCTTTTATCTGTTTGCTCAAACTTGTTGTATAGCCTGTTCTACCTGTATATTTATCTAATTTTTCAATATCCTTAAATAACGATTCTTTAGTCTGCCGTCCAGGCTTTTTGAGTTTTTTTATGTAATCAGCTTGCAACGATTGCATAGTGCTTTCAGTTTTTATTTTTTTAAGCCGGTTTATTAAATCTATGTTTTTGGCATATTCTTTATTAGCCTTTAAAAGGTCCGGGTGTGATTTTTTTAACCCTTTTTCTAATACGTCTTTAATATTAGATAAATCACGTTTTTCCAATGGTGTTAAACTTGTATCTCTCATTGCTGTACTAAGTGACGAATTTACCCTTTTTGCTTGGTCAAATGTCATATCCATACCACCGAAAAATGTGTCTAATGCAATTTGCAATTGAGTTGAATCTTTTGTTTTTGGACCTGTACCTATAAGTAACCCTTTTGTTGCATCAAAATCAACTGCGTCGTCACCTTTTGTTAAATTTTGTAATCCTTCTGTAATTACCTTTTTTTCGTCTTTAGGCTTTAATTTTTTAAGAGCACTATTAAAACCCTTACTGTTTTTTCTTTGTGCTCTAAATAACAAATCGTTTAAGTCAAATAATTTATCCGCATTAGTCGTTGTTTCGACTTTTGTTAGTGGGCTGTCTTTAATAGCTACATCAACAATTTTCTTGTCTGCTTTTGTAGCAAATTTAGACAATAGTTTTAAGGCTGGCTTTGTTACTGCCTTTATACCGCCCCCTAGTACACCTTCGGTTGCTGCTGCCGTCAATCCGCTTGTCGCTGCCTCTTGTCCGGTTTCTCCTTCTAAAAGCCCTTGTAAAACCCGTGATCCACCTGTTAGTGCTGCTCCGGCTGCTATTCCTGCATAAGTTCCGGGAAATGCTAATGACGCATAGGGCGCAACCTTAGCTGCGCCAATTGCTAATTCTTTTGCTGTTGCTGGCTGCAATTGTTCAAAATCTGGCTGACCACCAACATCTTGTATATATTGCTCTTGTGGTGTTTGTTCTAGTGATGTGGCATCAAATTCAATTTGTTGTTGATATTGTGGATATTTAGAAATAACTTTATTAGCTAGTTCTAAGTCATCTATATCTTGATACTGTGGGTACTTATTTTTTATTCGTTGTGCAAATTGTGTATAATTCATTAGAAAATACCTAATGGGTCATCAAGGGGTTGTGTTTGTGGTGTCGAAACGTCATTACCTACACTTGGAACTTGCAAACCATCTGTCATAGTTGCTTCATCAGTATCATCTATTTTATATTTTTTTCTAATTATACTACCAACCGAGTTTTGTGACTTTCTAATACCTTCATTAAGATCTTCTCTTAATTCTATTAACTTTAATAACATATCATCTGACAACATACCTGCCTGAAGTGCTGAACCTGCTGCAATTAGCAAATCAAGTTCTCGTTCATTTACACCTCCAAGTGCTCCACCTGTAGGACTAGCCGCCCTCATAGCTTGCAACTCTTCAAATGCTTTAGCACCCTGTACCGCTTTTAATGAAGTCATAGCTGATTTTGATCTTGGGTCTAAGCCACTTTTTCTTTTAGCTCCTTCGACAGCACTTTCTAATACACCATCAGCCGAAACGGCTTTTCCTAAGTCTGATAAAGCATATTTTTTTGTTTTTTCGTCAAATACTAATAGCTTATCAATATTTTTCACAATAGTTCCAAAAGTTTTTGCTTGAAAGTCTTCCATTTTTTTTGTTTGACTTGCTTCTTCTAAATCTTCTTTATATTGTTTCTCATTAAAAAATGTTTGATCGCCTTCACCTACTGGCAAGTTTACCTTATACAATGAACCTAATTCTTGAGGCATTTGTGCCGGTTTTTTTTGGCTATACCCCTGCACTTGTAAAGTTCTAATGTCTTTTTGTTCTTGTTTCTTTAATTTTTTATTTTCCTCAGCTGTTTTCATTTGTTGGTTAAATAAATCTTTCATTATTTTTTGTTTCTGTAATAGTTGTTGGTTTTGTGTTGTTAAATCCCTTTCATATGCACGTGTTGCGCCTTTGCTCATTTCAGCGGTAACTGTAGGGCTTGCCCCTAACGCTGCAGCTCCACCTGTAATTATACCCGATAATAATCGTCTACCTTCCGGTGTTTGTGAAAGTTCAAGTATTTTGCTTCCTGTTTTTTTTATTCCAGTTGTTACACCTTGTTGCAAACCAGATAAAAACCGACCAAATGACCGTTGTTTTATATCAGGTGCTTTATACTTGTTTTCTAGTGAGTTTATGTCAATTTCGTTGTATAGTGCCATGTCTTTACCTTTACCTATATATTACCAGTTACCGGCTGTAAACTACGACGATACGCTTCCATAGCTTGCTCTTGGCGCAATCTACGCATTTGGTCACGCTCTGCCAATTCTTTTTGAGCTTTTACATTTGAGGCTTGTTGCGCTAATGCTTGATTTAAAACATTTTGCGATTTCATCTGCATTCGGGCTGCTTCTGGGCCTCGTACACCGGCACTAGTTAACCTTGTTAAATTTTGCATTAATGCAGGTTGTTGCGCTCTAATATTTTGCGCTCTAATTATATCTTGTAAATTTTGTACTTGCTCTTGACCGGTAGTTTGACCAAGGCTAGACATACTTCTTCCAAAACGCAATTTTGCAAGCGGCAACGCCTGGGCTTGTCCTTCTGCTTGCTGTTCAAATATTCTACGTGCTAACTGTCTCTTTTGTTCTTGCAACGCTGCTTGTTTATCTGCGCCATATTTTAATTGTTTTTCACGTTCTTTCATCTCTTTTTCTGTTGCTTTTCCAGAAAAGTAAAGTCCAGACATATCCCCGGCTATATTCGCTAAACCTTTATATGATTTATCCAATTTACTAACCTCCTATAAATGGTTCATTACCAAGTTTTCTAGTTGCGCCTATAGTAGGTTGTAACATCCTGGCATACGCATCCATTGCTTGTTGTGCTTTTACTTGTCTTGCTTCTTCAATCTCTTTTAATTTTTGCTGTTCTTTTAATTTAGAAACTTCTTCTAAAAGTCCTTGTTTTAAACTTCCTGCTGATATTTTTTTTCTCAATTCAGCTTCGGGTCCTCTAACTCCTGCTTGTTGCAACGATAATTCAGATTGTGCCAATCCTCTTTGTTGCTCTGGTGTTTGCCCTAAGTTTATTAACCTTTGCATATTCGTGATAGCTGCCGGCGTCCCACTCATTCCTGCTAACCCCATGTTTGCTTGTAGTAATGCTTGTTCGGCACGTTGTTGCGCTTGTTGTCCCCCTAATGCTTTCCCTGCTGCTATATCCCGTTCTAAACCTAATTGTTTTTGCCCTTGTTGAATTGCTATATCTGTTATATATCTTTGTAAGTCAGATTCTCTTTTTGCTAATTTTTCTTTCTCTTTCCCTTGAAAGAACGGGTCGACTACATCGCCAACAATTGGCGTGCTTCTTAATGCATATTCCCCTACTTTACCTACTGCTTTTCCTACTGACTTGGTTGCTTTCCATGCATCGCTAAAAATACTCATATTAATTCACCTTCCAATTATACATTAAATTTATAACAGTTTTTTTATAATTTTTTATCATTTTTTTAAATTTTTTATTAATTTACGGTAAAGTACCTTCACCAAGTATTTTCCAACCTCTAAAACTCAATTGGCTTTCAGTTTCTAGCCTAAATCTAATCCATCGCCCATATTGATTGATATAAAACACATTGTAATCTTCTTCGTCGTCATTAGTTTCAAAATCGTTTTCGTCAAAATCGTCAAAACTAAACGCTGCGCCCTCATAATTAAATGAACCTTCTTTGGTTCTAACTGAGTTAATTGTAACATTTATGTTTACAGTATTATCACCATCTTTGTCGTAATAGATAAATAACTTTGAGAATAGTTTAAAATCTTCGGTAGCTGCTATTTCTGGTATTTCAAGATATGCTTTTATCGTTTCTCCTCTATAAGTATCGGATTGATACATATGCTCAACAATTCCAGCATTCTTTTGACCTATAAATAATTTGTTATCAAATTGGCCAAACGTCCAATATCGTGGCGTATAGTTTTCAGTCTTTATAAAATACTTTGTCCATCCAGCTATACGAATGTCATAAACATAAATATAGTCCCCTACAATTAAATGATATTTGTAATCATAAAATGCTGCATGTAAATCATTATTTTTTAGTGAAGTTATAAAACCCTGATTATTTAGAGGCGAACTATAGTTTTGTGTTTTCAAGTTGTCAAAACTTGTACTTAAATTAGTCGCAATATTACCGCTAAAAATACGTACGTCATATAAGTTTGAAACAAACATAACCCCACCAGTAACAATGTCATTTTCTGGTATACGTGCAATTGTAAATCCATCTGCACAACCGACATTTGACGTTGTTTGTTGTATCGTTGTAGTTGCACCCGATATGTCTGCTATATATATATGTTTTTCAGAAAAAACAATAATTTTGTCATAATCTGGTATTAATCCAGTCAAGCGTGTGTTATCGTTTCCAATACCACTGACGTCATATACACCACTTGTGTTAAAAAAAACTTCTATTTCGGGTTCTGTCACATATAAATAGTTAGGGCGCAATGGGTTTACACACCCTATAATTTTTTCATTTTTGACCGTTATAAATTGAGGTGTAGGGCAACTACTGTTAACACTTGGAATAGTTGCTCCCAATGAGCCGTCTGCAATATTGTCTACATATGAAGTCGTCACGTTATCCGCTATTGTCGCAACCAATTTAAGCTCTGACCCACCTGCGGTAGTCCTATATATTTTTCTTTGTGAAACTTCACTATTACCAACGGGTAAACTTAATGTAACAGAATTGCTTGTAACTGTTACCGAGTTACTAATTGTTCCTAATATTATTTCCACGCCCGATATTTCATAAGTTAACGCGTAATAATATGTTCCTGTTAATAAACCAGGGTGAGCTAAATCTTTAGCGGTAGGCGATCCCATTTGTTTTACATAAGAACCGTCATAAACTAACGGGTAATCGACACCATTAGATATAAATAATTTGTCATTTAGTATTGAAAACGTGCATTTTTTGCTAGGGGTCAATCCTTGATATATTACTACTGGTGTAACTAAAAAGTTTTTTATAACTTCGCCATTTCTTACAATAATATCTTCAGAAACAAAAGTTGAACTTGCATTTATATATCTAAAACGTGTTATACCATCTATAGGGCCGTCACCTACGTTATAACTAATTGATGGGACTTTAATCTTTTTACACCCTGTAACGGTGTCATAATTCATGTTTTCAATATTATAAAAGTAATCGCTAGGTATAAATTTACGACCTTTATCGTTTCTTAAACCTTTGGATTGAAAACTTTGTATTTCGAATGCCATTTAGCTATTACCTTTTAACGGTTCTTTACAAAAATTCATACATATTTCCCGTTTTGATGTCTGTACTAGTGTTGTCACTAGCGTATCCGTTTTCAATTGCAATGTTTGCATCGGCAAAAAATGACGCTGCATCAATTTTGTATCGTTCGGCTCTTGCTGCATCTATTTTAAGCAGCAATTTATACGCTACTAAATCGCTTATTGGTTCTATATGCTCGTCTGGTATTTCCATAACTTTATCTAATTGTTCTTGGCTTATATTATCGTTAGCATCCACCGTAATTACGAAATGTTTACGGTAATAATAAATAACTAAATTATTATTAGTAACAGTATCATCATTGGAATGTGAGGTTGCAGTTGTATTTTCAGATCCCCGTACACACCCTGTAAATGTTGTACTTGTTTTAGCTGTATATCTAATTTTTTCTGTTCCTATTGTTATATTGCCTTGTGACCTAGGATAACCATCTGTAGAATCCACAGTAATAGTGGTATCAGTACTGTTAATGCCGCCATTTAATTGAGTAGTCTTAGCTGTGAACGAATTTAACGGGTATATGGAAATTTCATTGTTCCAAACGGTGTATGATTCCGGTATACCACTTATATTTGACATATCATATATTCTATTTGCTTCAATGACATTTAAATATTTTAATTCATATTTCATTGTTCCATTGTAAAGATAAACAAATTTGTAACCTTGCCCACGGATCATGTCTGTAGGTCCAACACCCAAACGAACATTATTACCCATCGGCACTGAATGAATTGCTTCTATACCTTTTACATTAGCAGCGTATAAATCTAAAGAGTTTTTTAATTGTTCGACAATTAAGGAATTTTTAAACAAAACATTGCTAGCCTTACCGGTTAAATCATCTGGTTCATTAATTGCATTTTTTATTCGTATTAATACTTCAGATACCTTCATGATTCACCTCTATTGCTGTTTCAAAGCTTGGATTGACGTTTAATTTATCTAGTTCTTTTCGTAATGCTTCAATGTCCTCTTTTTCTTCTATAGTAGCATATTTTTGAAACTTCACATTGTCGCGTAACCATTCAATACTGACCATAAAATCATGTAAATTGTTTTTGGTTGTGTCATTATTGTACATATCCTTTTGATGGAAAAACCGTCTTATGTCATGCAATAATTTTTTATCTACTTTAGAACTAAATAGGCTCATTGTGTAACTTCGTCGAAAATTGTTTGTATTTGATTTTTTTCATCTTCTGAAGCATTTGCATCGAAATTTTTGTTTGCACGTAAAGTGTCAATACTGCTTTTTAGCTCATTTTTTTGTGACAACAATTCTTTTTCTTGACTTTTTTTAAATTGACCAAGCGCAGCCTCTTGCAAACTAAAAATGTCTCTATAATTTTGCAAATTTAGTTTATAATTTTTGTAGTTGTTTACTAACTCGTGATTATTGTCGATATTTTCTAATGTCATTTTTATTTCTCCTTATTTGCTTTGTATTCTACACCGAACTTTTCAAATTCCTGCATTGCTATAGCATCTTTTCGATCACCAAAAATCAGAATATTATATATTCCACTCTGATCTACAACAATTTTTGCTCGTTTTCCCCCTTCGATTACCTCACCCCACGCCCTACCAAAATGTTTAAATGGATTTGCCCACACTAAACTGTCTTTGTTTAAATGCTCAAAATAGTCGGGCAAGTCAATATAATTATCGCCTTCACTACACTTAAGCTGGTACTTGTATATATTACCCCCCGCACTTGGTGTTTCCACAAAGTAATGGCGCAATCTGTGGGTGTCGGTTTTTGCTGGGTCTGGGTGTGCAATGTCAAATGAGCCTGAGCCTTTGGACATCGCCCCCGTAACATTTAAACTACCGTAAATGTAGGTATTCTTTGTACCTCCGCCGTGAATGTTAAATCGCATAATTAAATCGTCACTATTCCACCCGTGCGGTACGTGAATGTCCATTGCCCCATTTACATTTGAGTATCCGCCCCCATAGCTTCCATACGCATAGCCATAATACCGCATCCAATTATGAGTTCCGGTTCTAAACCCAGAATTTCTACGAATCTTAATGTGCTCATCTAGCACTATATGGCTTAATTCAGAAGTTCCCCCAGCATCAAGGTATCTTGACGTATTGTTTGAGTCAACAAATCGGGGGCAATAAAAAAAACCGTCATTAAGATCAAACCAACTCCATTCACCCCCCATTTGATCCCACCCACCTGAAAAATCATCGGCTTGGTTATTTAAATGGGGTAAAAAATAAGCTTTATTACTATTTACATGAATGGTAAATTCACGATTGCTGTCGGTATCATTAAAATGAATTGACGGGCTAGTGCCTCGGATATTAATTCCATCGTCACACTCAAAGTTGCCGTCAATGATAAAATCACCATTTTGATTCATCCTTGCCATTTGGGAATTATCGTTTCTAAACAGAATGTCACCATCCCCAAGTGCATTAATATATGTGTGAGAGTTTGCTTGAAACAAGAATCTATAATGATTTTCACCGTTGATCCATACTCCGCCATAGGTTGAATAGATAGGGTGCTGGCCTATATTGACATCAACGTTAGACGTTGTCCCTGCCCTAATATTACCCAACACCTGTAAACGCTCGCTAGGCTGAAATGTCCCTATGCCAACGTTACCAGAATCGGTAAGCGTAATCCCCTGAATACCCGAATCGTCTAATATTGATATCCCAGCGTTGCTTCTGGCACGAATCCCATCTGTCGCTATGTATTGCCCTGAATTTTGAGTAAACAAATCTCTCGGGTCCACGACCCCAGTATTAGCGTCTACATACGCCTTAATTGCTTTAGCACTAGCCAACGTATCATCGCTTGAGCTTACCGCTGTTAAATCTGTATCTAACACACCTGACTTTAGATTATCAACCTCTAAATCACTTATTGTTGTATTATCTGCGCTTATCGCTGGAAGTCTCGCTTCTGCCAAAGTTCCACTTGATATATTGCTTGCATCAGTAGTGTCTGCATTTGCAACATTATTTAAACCCACATCTGATTTTGTTAAGTTTAAAGCTGATTTTAGAGTTGTATCAATATCCAAGTCTTCCACATCGCCTGTACCTGCTGTCGTTCTACCTTTGACAGTCCCAGTTGCAACGTGTGCCATTTTTGCATTGGTTACGGCTTCATCTGCAATAGTTAAGGTCGTAGCACCTGTAACATCACCTGTGTGTGTTGCATTGGTCACTTTGGCGTTGTTGGTTGTAATGTCAGATTCCATCGTGTCTAGGTCTACGGCTTGTGTAACAGATATGTGACCTAGCTTAGTTTGCTCTGCACTTGTTATCGTCGTGGGTTTGTTAAGTATCTGAGCATCGCCACTAACAGCGTTCCAATCGGCATTTGCATTAACTTCTGCTCCTTCTGCAATTCCAGAAAGTTTTGTTTTTTCAGCGTCCGTAAATACATTTGTGTCTGCATTGTTTTCATAGGCTGTTTTTATTTCAGCATCTGTTTGATCGGCTGTTGCCCCAGATTCAATTCCGTTTAATTTTGTTTCATCACTTGCTGTAAAATGCTTGTTTGTCGCTGTTTCTGAAATATCATCAAGTGTTAATGATCTAGTCTCGGCTTGGTTTGAGGCATTACCGATGAAAACATTTCCATCGTTAAGGTTAGGTACGTCATTGGTACGCCCTGCGCCACCTACCTTAATACTACCTGCGCTTGCATGACTTCTCATCACCTTACCAATGTTTTGGATAAGTGATGATTGACCACTTGGCTTTGTTGCCGTTAGTGTTCCAGTAGTTGATATATATAAAATATCGCCTTGAGTATATGATGATGTATCTAAACCAGTAATGGTGCCAAACGTCACCACGTTAACATTGGCATTTGCGCTTACTGTTTCGTTAGCCAATCCAAAACAAGGCATTTTGTTTGCATCGTCTGAATCAGCAATAGATACAATTGGTTTATTCCCAGAAATATCGTCACCTGATATATACACTGGATCACCTTTAGTTAATGCCTCACCAGCCTTTGCTTGAAATATTGTTGCGCCACGCATATTCCCAATCAGTGTTGTGGCTGTAATCTCACCTGTAATATCAATATTACCTGTACCTGTAATATCTTGACTGTTTAAATCTAAATTGCCACCTAGCTGTGGCGTTAGGTCTTCTATGATATTTTCCAAGTATCTACCATCTAAATCAACGGTAACTGTCGAGGAATCATTTAGTGTAAGTGTTAATACGCCATCGCTCGTATTAAAACTCGCACTTGTTACATAAGTATTATTGCTTGAAGTTGGAAAATTAACAATTATGTTTCCATCAGTTTTAACAAGCGTTAAATTACCAGTATTAGAATCGTAACTTGCGCTTGTAATTTCCTGACTATCAATGGTTTCTTTAATAAGTTTTTCGCTAACAACATTTGTATCGCTTAATGGATCACTCCATCCCGTTGTTGTATCAACATCTGGCGCAACTTGAATACCTACAACTGGAACATAAGGGTTTTGTTCGGTTCCTTCCCCTACTGTTTTAAATCTTTTAAAACCTGCATTTCCGTCTTGTATATTATAACTTGGCATAATTTTGTAATTTCCCATTTAACTAAAGGTAGGGGGCGCAATGCCCCCATTCCTATAGTATGTTTGCGATTTGGCTAAAATATTATGATGCTGCTACTTGTACCCCTTTACCAGAAAGAACAATAGTTTGTGCACCTGATCCTGCAGTTACCGCAATTCCAACCGATGTTGCAGCTTCTACGGTAGATCCAGAAACACCGCCATCAAGTTTTAGTCCTGTACCAGCGTTGATAACTTCTACAAAGTCACCAGCGGCCACAGTATCAGTACATAAAACAGACGCTTTTCCGCCATACTGTAACCAGACATAATCGCCTGAGCTTACACTAACAGACGAAACACCTATGCAAGCACCACTACCAATAGTTGCAGGCGCTTTTGAAATTACTTCAGATCCTACAGTATTTGAGTAGCTTACTTGGTAAGGCTGGCTAGCTGTTAATGCGCCATGTGATTTTACATACACATACTTAGGCTTAATCGAGTCTGTTGAAGAATAATCTACATAAACTTCGCCTAGGCTGTATTTTCGTGAACTAGATGGTCTAGTTAAATCGTCTTTATCAATAGAAATACCCATTAGTATTAACCTCCTTATTTTTTCTTACGACTCTTGTACATTAGTGAATACACCGTTGTAACGTCGTCCCATACAAACAAGTTGTAAACCTAGGTAAGACTTAGCCGTGATAATTGGCTGATTAGGTAAAATTGCTTGCCCATCCATAGGCGACTGTTTACCGTTAAAACCATATCTGTGACACATTTTAAAAGTGTTTGTGCTAAGTACATACACATGATTATCTTTTGAATAATCGTCGACAATGTAATCAATTCCGCCAAACTTTAATGCTTCAAAACCAGCAAACGCAGTTTTTTCTTGTCCAAAACGTTTTTGGTCTTGCAACGAATTTTCAAAAGCTGTGTGAATGATGGAATTAGATAGTATTAAGTTAGGTTTAAATGTTTCACCGTACTCATTACCGAATTTGCTTCCTCTTGCTTTTAGCTTGTTTACCAAAGAACTAAAAGCGTCATAGTTAATGTCTGCAAACGCAATTGAAGTAGTATTTCTTTCAGAAAGGTATGCATCGGCAGGAAAATCGGTATCCAATAAACCAGCGTATGCAGTTCCAGAAGCACCAAGTACATCCTCTAAACCTGAAATAGATAGTTCATTGTTGTCTGTAGATGAACCAAAAAAGGATTCAGACAAAACTCTTACAGTTTTATTTTTAGACGCGTTCATTGTCTGTTTTATCAAACTGCGAACTGCTCCACTGTCATCGCCAGCTTCAGCAAAATCTTTTAATGAATTTGAATATTTCTGTGCATAATAAGCCATCTCTAACTGACCAAAGCTATGTGTCTGCTCAACATCACTTGACTCAACAGTGTTGATACCATTTGTCCAACCGTTTGTTGAATTTTCTGCCAATTCTACTGGAAATCGAATGCTTGTTCCACCGGCAACGTATTGTAATTGCTCATTAGCAACCATTCTCGAATATAGTGGGTTTGCTTTGCTGAAATTGTCCACGTTTGATTCTAAAAAGTGAGGACCAATTAGCGCCGCGGCTTTGTTTAATTGTTCATTTGTTAAAGCCATTTTTTTACTCCTTTAAATTTTCTAATACTTTATACAACTTAACCACCGAAAATACTGTCAATTTGTTTTGCAAAACTTTGACCTTTTCCAGTGTTTCCAACTGACTTTGATATGTTAGGTGCGAATGAGGTTGAATTAACATTACGTTTCATCGCATTTTCTGCGCCTTTTGTAGCTGCGTTTCGTTGAATTGTGCTCATAGCCTCTTTTGTAAAGACTGCTCCCCACAAATTAGGCGGGATTTTTTGGTCGATCATCATTTTTTCAAACGTTGCTTTGTTTTCTTCTGGAAAATGTACATTGTGTGTTTTGCAGGTCTCTTGAATCTCTGCATAAGCTGCGTTTTTTTGAGCTAACAATTCAGCGGCTTGCTCGCTTTCGTAATGTTTGTTCATGGTATCTGTTAATGAGTTTTTCCACTCCATAATATCGCTAAAAGATGATCTGAGATTGTTTAACTCATTATGTAGGTCCACATTTTCAGGGGCAACTGAATTAGTCGTTTTTTCTGTATTATCATTGAATACGGATGACAATTTGTCTGCATATTCTGGACGACTAAATAGTTCCTCCAATTGGTCATAATCAGTAGCCTTTTTTTTGTATGATTCCGTTTCATTTTTAAGCGTTTCATAATCACTTTTGAACTTCTCATATTCTGACTTCTGCTTTTCAAGATATCGTAACGATCCAAACATTTTATTTGGGTCTTTACCCCAATATGAATCATACCGTTTATCTTGCTCCCACGAACCAAAATCCTCACTGTTCTCAACTTGTCCACTTGAGTCGCTTTGAGTGTCATCAGAATCGCCTTGCCCAAAAACTATTTGGGTGGGTTCTTGTTCGACTTGCTCTTCTGCAACATCTTCTTGGATGTCATCAAACATAAAAATTACCTCCTAACAAATTTTGTAATATAAAAGTTTAGTTAATCCCTAACTTGTTAAAAGCATAATCAAAGGAACTGAGCTCATTGTCCTTCTCATTCTCTGGTATTTTGCCAGATAAACGAATAATGCAGTTATCAAGTAGAGACATCGCCTCTTTTATATTACCTTTGCTAATTGCGTTACGTGAGTCTTCTAACTTATCACGCAACATTGTCGGGGAGTAACCGCCATAATCTGTCATTGTATATTTGTTTTCTTCTGTTTTGCTGCTTTCTTTATCATATGACATTTGCTTTGGCTCGGTTTTTTTGTCCTCGTTTTCTTTCCCAAACTTAATCACAATCATGTTTTCTTTATCCATTATCAGATGCCTCAGTTTTTTTGGGACGTCCTCTTTTTTTTACTTCAGTTTTTTCTGTAGGCAATTTAATTTTATCTGTAAACAACTGGTTCAGTGTTGATTCACTTAAAATAATTTGCATATCGCCATTAATAGAAATTTGATAATGTGCAGTTTTATATTCAGATTGTCCAGCCGGATAATAACCGTTTAACATAAATGTATGTTTAACGTCATCTTTTAAAAAAAGCATTTTATCTTTTCTAAATTCCATACATTCAATATAATCTAAATATTGTCATCTATCATTTAAATATAATCCTAAAAATTAGTATTTATTCCTAAAAAATTGTACTAAATTCAAATGTACTACTAATAAATATTATGTAATATGTATGTTGTGGAAAACGAATATTTAAAGTATTTAGACGAACTCAAAAAAATTGCAATCGCATATCATGGGGAAAAAGGTCTAAATTTAAAAAATAAAATAGAAAGATATCACGCATATAATTATAAAACTACAAATGCTAAAGGTGAATTATATAACGCTAATCAACCTGATTATAATATAATTAAGCCTATAGTAGATACAGTTAAAACAATATCTTTAGACGCTTATATATCAACACAAGTAAAAATAAAAAACCTTAACCATCAAAGTTTAGATCAAATAAATATCATAGAGTCTATTGCTGATATACTCGATGATGTTTGGTCCAACGTTAAAATAAATACACAATTAGACAATAAATTGGCGCATGTTTTAAAAGATTCATTAGTTTACGGTTTTGGTGTAGTAAAAACATTCTGGTCTAAGTCGGCATCTGAGACAGGTATGGGAGATGTAAGCATTGAGCGAATAAACCCTCAAGATTTTTATCCTGAACCGAACGCAACCAGTATTGAAAATGCTAATTATATATTTGTTAAACGTGTAATTTCTAAATTTGAACTAATTAAAGAATATAAAAACCAACCAAAAATTTTAAAGAAAATTGAAAAACTTACAACTTACGCAAGACATGAAAAAATTGACGAACAAGCAAGCGGAAAACTTGTAAAATCAAATCATAAAAGTGGTGAAGGGCAACCGGAAAGCTCTGGAACGTCAATAAGTGAAGATAAATCTACAGTATTTTCACCTCAAAGCAATATAGTAATTTGGGAGTGTTATCAAAAAGATGATACCGTCCTAGTCCCTTTAGACAAAGACGATAGCAAAATTAAAACCATGAAAACCGAAGAACGGTTCAAATACCCCAATGGGCGTGTGACTATATATAGTGGAAATGAAATTCTTGAAGATAAAGCCATAGATTATCCGTTTGGCTTCCCTTTTGATGTACTAAAAATAAATGAAAGTGACACTATCCATAGCGATGGTATCGTTCAACCACTTGCTAAAATACAAGATAGTATTTTTAAGTCATACGATAAATTAAATACTTTAATTCAAAAATACCAAAGTTTTTTAGTTACCGACCCTATGTCTATAAATAAAAATGATATTGCTAATAAAAAGGACATTGTAGAAATAAAACCAGGGGGAAGGTTTAACGCCCCAGTTATTGTAACCAATAAACTTATTCAAGATATACAACTTTTGCGTGAACATATTGAGCAATTAAAACAAGATGCATACAAAACAACACGTATTAATGAGATTATGCTCTACGGCGAACGTCCAACGGGTGTAAATAGCGGTAAAATGGTCAGAGACCTTATTGAGTCCCCTATGTCAGCAATTCGTGAAATACAACGGAATTATAAAACATTTCTTAAACAAGTTAGTGACAAGGCTATCATATTAATACAGTTATATTATAACCAAGATAGAATTATTAGAATGACAAGCGGAAAAATGATATCTATTCAGCGTGACCAATTTGAAAATACATTTATAAACCAATATCAAAAAGACGAAAATAATAAACTAGTTACTTTAACTGAAGAAATCCAAGCTGATTTAACCTTAGGTGAATATGAAATTGAAATTACCACGGGATCGTCATTGCCACAATCTCAAGCGGCTATTGCTTCCACTACCGTTGAACTTGCCCAACAAGGCGTTTTTGGTGATATAAGTAACCCTGATGTTAAAGAACTAATACTAAAAACCCTCGATTACCCTAACTACCGTGCAATTGTTAATAAAATAAGAGATGAACAAGCACAAATGCAACAAATGGATGAGCCTGAACCAGAATTTCAAAATTATTTAAAGAATGTCAGTATGTCATTAAAAGATATAACAGAGTTTATTCAGTTAATGCCAATTGAGAAACAACAAGGCGCAGTAAGCATTATCAGCGAATCTTTAGGAATCGGGTTACCAGAAATGCCAATGACGCCAATGCCAGAACAAGAAATTATTGAACCTGTTATTGATGAAACTAACCCCCCTTTAGAAGTAACGTTTTAGTGAAATATTTCGTCACACATACTATCAACAAAATCTGAAGTTTTTTGTTCTTGTTCTCGTTTTATTCTTTCTTTACCCTTTTTAGCCTCAAGTTTAAAATCTTCGCTATTGGCATATCTATAGCCTTCTTTTTCTTCTTTCTTTATATCTTCAATAGTTAGATCATATCTATCGTTATTCGGGTTGTAAAACGTCTTGGTTGGTAAATCGCCTTGTATAGTTATTTTTTTATAACAACGTCCACAATCTTGAGACTTACAATCTTTAACTTTACATTGTGGTTGATATGACTCTATTTGATTTACTGAGCAATAATGGTCATATACAAACCCGCATTTATTACATTTAAACCGATAACTAGGCAATTTTTTGCTCCTTTATTAAATCGGTTAAAAACTGCTTAATGCGTTGCCGTCTCATGATGTTATTGTCTGTGCATTGCATAGTACGATAAATAGAGTTTTTTTGTACAACGTCATTATGTTTATCTAAATATGACTTTATTTGCTCAATACTTGCCCCTGATTGGACGTATAAAACTTCTAAATCTTCCCGTGTAATATCCTTTTGAACGTATTTTTCACTTGTTAGGTTTAAAATTTCTTCATTTAATCGGTTATTCTCTTTTTTTAAATCTGTGAGTTTTGATTCTATTGTTTTAAAACGTTTCGTAATGTCGTGTATGTGTCTCATAAATTCATTTATATTGGTAGAGACTTTGATATGGTTTAATTGCATCTGTAAGTTTTTGTATATTTCGGTCAGCTTTGCATTATCTAATGGTTCTTTACTTGTAATCTGTTCTATAGCTTCGGCGTGCATCTCAATACTATATTTCCGATTACCCTCTATTTGTTTTTGTATCAAAGTGGATATGCGGTTTTCTAGTTGATTGATAAACGATGACATTTCCCGTTGTACTATTGCATGTACATTTAATGTATTATTTGATTGCCTAGTTTCCTCAAATTCATTATTAAACATTTTTAAACCTCGCTTTTTTCTTTAATCTTTCCAGTGCAGTCATTTCTCTTTGAGTTAGTTTCGCAATTGGTTTCGCATTTAATTTATTAAACCTTTCAAATTCCTTTTGTTGGCATGTATATCGGCCTATGCCGGCTACTTTACTATGCTTCATAAATCTCACATCCTTAAATTGTACGGTTTCATAATAGGGGCAAATACTTTAGCAGGGCTATCGACCTCAATATTTTTTAAATATTGCACTGCATATTGTACGGCATCCACTGAGTGATCATCTTTTTTTACTACCTCCTCTCGACGGTTCTCAGTTTCATTTAATCTTGCCGGCTTATATTTGTACCCTTTGTGTTGTTTTATAACGTAATCTAGGGTATCAAAAATAAATAGCTTATTTTGATGAAATAATTTATTCACCAATAAGATATTATCAAATTTACTCGCCTTGTTTGCCTCAAATAACCTAAAACCTTGCTGTTGCAAGTCCAGCCACCATGACCCTTGATCTCTGTCCGGTGTTTTCATTGAATAATCAGCAATGATATTTAAATTACCATGTCTTGTTAATGCTTGGCATACTTCATGGAATTGAGCTTGTGACTTGTGCCATTCATCGCATATGAACATATTGCCTGACTCATCCTTAGCAACCCACACAAGGCTAGTATCATTAATGCCGGCATGGTCATACCCTATGCAAACATAAAAATGCTTTTGTATCCATATTTTAGGTGTAATGTGATGCGCTTTAAATGCCGTGTATACTCTATCGCTTGTTCTATCCCATCCACCATATATATACCGTTCTATATAGTCCTGGGGATAATCTCTTAGTAATCCCTCCATGTATTTTGGGTCCAAGTTTGCTTCATTATCTTGCATACTTCCATTAATAAAAAAAACATGTTCGGGTTTATTTTCTACGTACCGTTCTTTTGCCCAACTATCGGCTGGGTTGCCTTCCACTAATAAAAACCGTTTTGGTACAGCCTGCCCTGATAAACGGCCCAAAACCTGTAGAAATAGTTTGTGTGGTATTTCTTCAGCCTGGCAAAGTGTCGCTCCGTCATATTCGTTTGATAATATCTTGGTGTCTTTATCAAATGCTCTGAAATTAATTCGACTTCCATTGCTAAAGTTAGCATTTCTTTCTGATTTATTATATGTATAACCTGAAGTATCGGGGGGGAACAATTGCATAAACTGAGGAATAACGGAATCGTTTAATTCTGGATATGTCGACCGGCAGAATAACCAATTTACGTCTTTATATAAAGAACATAAATAAAATGTTATTAACATGGTAATTAATGACTTACCACAACGGAATGCACCAAAATAAGCCAATTCTTCCGGCGCATCGTCTCGAATCTGCATATCTTCCGTAAATATTTGGCTAAAGAATAAAGACTGTTTAGGATTTAAGACAATATTGAACCTATCCATTAAATAAGCGGTTTTGTATATGCTCTTTCCATTTCTTGTTCGGTGTATAATTCTTCGAGCTGTTGTTCTTTAGTTTTATATTTTACGGCTTTTAATGGGTCTCTGTTGTTTTTATAATAATAATGCATTCTAAAACTTAGTAATAAATTAACAAATACAATACCAGTTAAAATCAAGCCATACGATAGAACAATAAATAACTTCCATAAATCAAAGGCGATTACTTCTTGCATTATAACCCGCCCAAATCTGCCAGCTGATTATGTATGTCCGTTCGTTCCATTTCTAACTTTTTAATCTTCAACGTTCTTTTTATATCTTCCAAAACGTTTACGGCTGTATCAAATTGTGTTTTCTGTTCCGCTGTTAAATCAAGAACTAAAAGGCTTTTTAGGTGCATAACTTCTGGCAATAAGACATCTACTCTACGATATTTTTCATCAAAATTCATAAAACCCCTCTTTTAATAAATATTTTATGTAATATTATTTCATTAAAATACTTTTGTAAATGTTTTTATGTTAGTTTAATTTTTTTACATCTTCACCAGTTAGAGTGATTACATGTTTCATTGGCTTAGGTTCTTGTTGTATGTGTGTATCATATATTGCCTGCTTTTCATCGTCGTCAGCTAATAACTTGTATAAGAATATCTGTCCGGCACTACTTGTCGTTTCTTCATCTAACCACATTTTACGTAGCTTTTTTTTAATTTTTACACCGTTATTGCCTATCAATCTTTTTAGATTGTCGTATCTGTCGGACCCTACAGGGTAGTAAGTATAAAAACTATCCTTCCCTATTGGTAAAGCTGCAATCAAATCACGTACGAATAAAATATCATCTTGTCTCTCTAATATCTTTAAAGCCATTTCATATACTTTAGTTTTATTAGCTTCTACCTTTTCGCACATATAAATATTTATACCCTAAGAACTTTTTTTATGCAAATTTTAAGGTATTAAACTTTATTATATTAAAGTATTGACATAAAATAATTTACTATATATAATTAAGTCATATTAATAATTAAGGAGTTAAAAAATGATACGAATAACTAAAATTAACAATAACTTATGGCTTAAGGTTTTTAACAATTCTAAACTTGTTTATGCTGGCGGTGGCTTTAAATCTATCAATGAAGCTTTTAAGACGGCTTCTTACTATTTAAAATAATAAAAGGAATAATCATGACAAAACAATATTTTAAGCATTTAGATTTAGAGTATTCAACTAAAGTAGGCATCGTAGAAAGAATTATCAATAATGAGGGTTTGACCGTTACCGATGTTTCCAGTTGTGATGGCTTGCGAGATTTAACAATCGAAGATATCGATATTGATTATGTAAAATGTTTTATAAGCAAAAATTTAGAATTAGTAGTCGAATTTAATGATGAAAGTTTTTTAATTAACCTTTTATCTATTAGTGACATACTAGATACATATGAGTACGATTTTAAAATTTAGAGGTTTAACAATGAATAAAGAAAAACATATTACATTTGATACATGGGAATCGTTTGATAATTGGCTTAAAGGTGGTTTAATCAAAAAAACAAACCAAGATCAAGTTGATTATGTATTTAACGAAGATCAAATTAACTAACTGATTAGGTATATAGCTTATTAAAATACTCGTTCATCACCAATTTTTTGGTCATTGAACCAACGTTGAGTGTAAATTTTTTCAGTTATAAAATTCTCATATACACCATTCCCATGTTTTTTTGAGTCTTTCCATTCTCCCTGATAATTTCCATGTTTTTTTAATAAAATACCTTGCCCGTTAGGCTTGTTATATTCCCATTGTCCGTAGTATTCAGTACCATTTTTATATGTATACCTACCTACTCCATGCATTTTATTATTTTTAAACTGCCCAATATACTTGTCGCCATTAAAACATTTATGAACACCTTCCCCATCGGCTTTCCCTTCTTTCCATTGTCCATAAAATATCCGGTTACCATTCCAAATATGACCACCTTCACCGTTAAATTTTCCATGCTCCCACTGCCCAATAAATGTATGGCCGTTTCTTAAAACTAAAACACCTTTTCCATGCTTTCTATTTTCTAAATCATATTGACCGGTATAAATTGCGTTAGTTTGTCGCATTTGTGTTGCTGCATTTTCTGCCTGTTGTCTAGGGTTTACGCTCATTAAATCTCTATCAGTATCCCTAGCAACTCTTTCTCTACGCCCTATAAAATTTAATAATGATCTCATTTTTTCCCTTTTTTATTTTATATATTGGCTATATTCAGCATTAATTTTTACTACTTGCCTGTCATCATAATATGCAATTTTGTTCAAAGCATCTTCAACACCTTTCCCGATGTTGACGACATCCGCTCTCCTATAATTAAATATTTTTACGAATAATTCTAGATCCCCCCTATAATCACAAAGATTATTACTTTCCGGCATTGGCTCATAATATTTTATTTCAACTATTACATAAGGGCCAATATCGTTTTCTAATTTCTTAGGCTTTTTAAATCTAATCTGAACTAATTTTTTGTAAGACTGATAGCGCATCCACTGTCTACAATAAAACTTCTGTTTTTGCGTAGTACGTACATATGGTACTGGCTTTCCTTCTACTATAAATTCAATTTGTTTCATTAAACATCAAGCCTATGGGAACCATATCTGCATCGCCTGTTTTTTTCTCTATTTTGTTAATATTACACCCTATTAACTCCACATTATCATCCATATCTAACTCTCCACGCTCTAAACGCTCGCAATACGATTCAAACTCTTTTTTTATCCATTGCAAATCCTTATTTTCACACTTTTCAACCCGTGAATTACCTATCAACCTTTTTATTTTAACTGCCCATGCTTCAAGTTCATACGGTAAATACATTGCGGGCTGAAATGCGTTGGATTGAAAATAAATCCACTTCTCATCGATATTTTGGGCAATTTTCTTTTTTCTTAAGTCTTCATACTTTGTTGATACAATTTGTACGATATCGCTCAAATGAGGGGCATATCGTGACATTGTGCGATGCTGTCTTATGGCTATCACAATGTCTTCTGTTTGATATTCACTGTTTGCAAGGTCATCGATAATTATCTTTTGGATTTTTTCTTTGTCTTCTTGTCCTGATAAGACGTAGGATTTAAATATTTCGCCTTTGATTAGGTTTCTTCGCTTAGATTCTGTCATATATTTCCCTCAATTCGTTTATTTCTTTTTCTTTCTTTGGTTCTTGCTTTACGTTGTAGCTGTATGCATTTTTCTGTATATACTTTCTAGACAACCAACCTGTGGCCGCAGATTTCCAGCATTTCATTTTGTTTTTTCCTACTTGCCATCCGTTCGATTGATAGTACATGAAAAAAGATTCAGCATCTGGCATAGTGTCTATTTGCAAACCTTTTCCAGTAACATACTGTTTCATGTGTTCTAAAATTTGTTCAATAGTAGGGATTTTTAATTTTTCTTTTTTATTTATTTTTTCTTTATTAATACTTGTAATATTATTCTTACTTGTATTATTATACTGGACATTTTTGTCTATAGGGGTATCGTCATTTTTGGCTATAGGGGTATAGCCATTTTTTTCTATACCTATAGACACTGTTTGGTTAAGATATATTTTTCTTTCGACTATCTCATTGTTCTCGTCTCGTATTAGAGTAGTTGTTATTAGGCTATTATCACAAAGCGTTGATATTGACCTGCTAATAGCTCTTATTGATTTATTAAAGACATTTGAAAAATACTTATTTGAGGCATTACAGTATCCGTTTTTGTTTGTTAGTGCGGTTATGTCGCTATACAATAATTTATCAAATGGTGACAATTTATCTGAATAACGAACATCAGCGGTTAGGATACTGTAATAACTTGGTTTTTGTTCCATCTCCTTTCCTTAAAATTCTGTATCAATTGATTTTTCTTTAGATATAGTACCTTTTAATAACCTATCTACTTTTTCCACGATGTAATCATTTTTGTATACTGTTTTACCGTCTTTTTCATAGTTACTATTACAAATACGGCACCGTAGAGACAATAAATCCCCTTTATTAAAGTTTTTGTATATATAATCCGCTTGTTTACCAAATGCTTTTATATTAAAAAAGTCACTATCAACATTTTTTTTATTCGAAAAAACTGCAATTCGAATTACAATTATCATGTTTGTAGCATCGTCTTTTTGATAAACTTTAGGTTCCTCAATATCTTTTGTAATTCTACCTACTGCACACCATGTATTCATTTTCTATTCTCCTCTTTATTTTTTGTCCTGTAATCTAATTAACGTATCTTTTATTAAGTTTTTTTGATCTACATATTTTTCCTTTTCCTCCTTTGTAAACGATTCCCAAATATTCTGTAAGTCTTTCAAGTCTTTCGCGTTATCAAGTTGTTTTGAATATGTATCTAAAACAATAAGCTCAGGTGGTATTGATTCAGTAACAACGTTTTCTTTTGTAGGAGTATAGGTTTGTCGTTTCTTAACTTGATTGTATTTTGGCTTTTGTTGTGTTTGATTAATAGCGTTTACAACCTCGTCGGCACTAGCCAAGCTTGAATTAATCCCAATACCAAAATTACCAAGGCAACGACCAACCGCTGAAGTTTCGCAATTCTCTATGTATGACGTCTTATTTATAAATGTACTGGCTTCTTTCTCGTAGGCATGTCCATTTGATACAATCTTATCATCAATCAGTAAGGTAGCTTTCATAACGCATACGCCATTATCGTTTGAAATAATATCAGTTAGTAATTGGGCATTTTTATAATTTTCTCTTAAAAAGTTAATACGCTCATGAACCTCAACATACTCTTTACCCTTAATATTAACCGTTTTCATTTTTTTCTCTTTAGTCATTTTCTTTATCCTCCTCGATCATTGCTTCTAATACTTGAATGGCAGGTTTTTTTATACATTTGTCATTACCTCCAAGATTTTTTACCTTTATTCTCTTAAAATATTAAAACCTGTCGAATTCGACACCTTTAAACCGGTCGAAATCGACCCCTTTAGATTAATAATAGCTAGGTGGCTCGCCTGTTATATCACTTTCACATGATGGACAGTATGGCTCAATACTATTTATCTTATCGGCACAAATTTGACAAAGATTAACGTAATCATATGCTTTATGCGCGGGTACTTTAATCTTTTCGGTTTTGGTGGCTTTACTATTCCAAACGGTAGTATTGTTTTTTGTTTCATAATTCATTGCAACTCCTTGTTATTAATATACTCTAATAATAACAAATATGATAGAAAAAGTAAAGAGTTTATATAAAACTATTTACTATTTATTCGTATCAAGATTAAAAGTTGTATCTTTTGTAATTGGAACAAAAAGGTTATTAAGTAACGAATTAACTGAATTATTATCTAGGTTTATATTATAGGTGTAGTAATTCTGTTTTAATTCATTAATGATATTGGATAAAGAATGTTGTTGTATGTATTTATTATTCATTTTGCTTACCTTTTTTTATCTTATTTAAAAATATCGTTAAATTCTAGATTTAAGATGTCCAAAAAAAGTTTAATTTGTTCTAATTTAGGTTCACTCTTTCCTAGTCTGTATTTGTAAAATGTAGGCGGGCTGGGTGGCGTCACATTATTTTCAAAACAATGTCTTAAAAACATTGTATAGGTTACTTGTCTAAAAATATCGGTATTAACTTTCATAGTGATATTTTATTGTATAAAATTATTGTAGTCAAACATGTACGATTTTTATTTATCATTTTTTACCCTTTTGAAATCCATTTCCTTAACCCATAAATTCGACATTTCTTTTTTTAGTTCCATACTTGCAAATCGGACTGCAAACCAATCCTGTTTCATAGCTTCCAAGACAACCTCACGATCCCCTTGCAATTCCTCACTGGCATACCACAACGCATCCCCATTTTGCTTGACTGCTTCCAAGACAACCTCTTTATCCCCTTTCAATTCCTCACTGGCCCTCCTCAACGCATGCCCATTTTTCTTGACTGCTTCCAAGACAACTTCTTTATCTTCTCTCAATTCCTCACTCGCATACTCCAACGCATGCCCAATTTTCTTGACTGCTTCCAAGACAACTTCTTTATCTTCTCTCAATTCCTCACTCGCATGGTACAACGATAATCCATCCTGCTTTACCGCCTCCATGACAATTTCCCGATCATTACGCAACTTATCACTTGCATACCCCAACGCAAGCCCGAATTTCTTCACTGCTTCTATCACCTTTGCTTTTTTGCTATTTTTATTTATCATTTTATTTCCTACACTACCCAGAAACCAACGATCATAACTAATATTAAAATCTGTAATATTAATATCTGATACGAAAATCTAACATGAGAACTATTTTGGCACTTACAAAAAAGTGAATTAAAAGTTTTTTCTACTGGTTTATCTTTGCGAATACATTCAAATAAAAGACGTAATATTTGCTTCAAAAACTTTTTATTACAATGCAATCTGTATGAGGCATTACTTAATACACGCAGAGACGCCTTAAATGTTTCTAACATAAATTCCGGATCATTACGCAAGCCAATACTCACACCAAACAACGAAAAATCCTTTAATTTTAACGCTTCAATGACAATCTCTCTATCCCCCCTTAATAACTCTGAAGCAAACCGCAACGCCCTGCCATTCTGTTTTACCGCTGTCATTACGACTTTACGGTCCCCCCTAAGTTCCGCACTTGCGTACCTTAACGCATACCCATTCTGTCTAACCTTTTTCAATACCTCATCTCTTGTACTGTTTTCATTAATCATTTTTTGTCCTCTTTTTTTTACTCCATCTATTTTTTCTTTTTTAATTTGTTAAGTAAAATCATAAACTCTTTATCATTTTTCAAGTTTTTTGATGCGTATTGTAATGCGTAAACATTTTGCTTAACCGCTTCAAAAACAACATCTTTATCGTTTTTTAAATTTTCTGATGCATAATACAATGCGAACCCACATTCTTTTGCCGCTTCCAAAACAACATCTTTATCATTTTGTAAGTTTTCTGAGGCGTATTGTAATGCGTACCCATTTTGCTTAACCGCTTCTAGCACAACATCTTTATCATTTTGTAAGTTTTCTGATGCATAATACAATGCGAACCCACATTCTTTTGCCGCTTCCAAAACAACATCTTTATCATTTTGTAAGTTATCTGAGGCGTATTGTAATGCGTAACCATGTTTTTTAACCGCTTCTATCACAACATCTTTATCATTTTGTAAGTTTTCTGAGGCGTATTGTAATGCGTACCCATTTTGCTTAACCGCTTCTAAAACAACATCCCGATCATTCCTTAATTCATCACTGGCATATTTCAAAGCTCTGCCATGGTGCTTGACCGCTGCCATCACCACACCTTTATCCCTACGTAATTTCTTAGAGGCATACCGCAACGCCACTCCCCATCTATCCCTCTTCACTGCTTCTAACACTTCTTTTTTTGTACTTTCTTCATCAATCATTTTTTTTCCTCCATTATTAATATGTTTTTATAATAAACAGTAAACTATTTTATATCAATGTTTTATTAATCATCGAACTCGCTTAAAAGTTCATTTGAATAAGCATTTAAAACTTTGTCCACTCCTAAGTTTAAAATAGCTTCAGCTATAATTTCCCTATCTGCTTTTAATTCCTTTGATGCATACGCTAACGCAAACCCACATTTCTTAACTTGAGCCATAATTATTCTTCTATCTGATCTTATTTCCTCTGAGGCATACTCTAAGCGAGTATAATCCTGCATAACCGCTGTCATAACCAACTCACGATCACCCCGCAACCGCAGTGATGCATGCGATAACGCATAAGAATTTTTCCTCACCTCTTCCATCATCAGATCTTTATCATTTCTTATTTCCTGTGGGAGGTCATATAAGTCAAACTTATCATGCTTTAGTGATTCTATAACCAAACTACGATCACCTTTTAATTTCTGTGAGGCATAGTCCAACGCCTCCCCATTTTTCGTTACAGCTGCCATGACTATATCTTTATCGTCTCTTAATTTAACTGAGGCGTAACCTAAGGCACATCCATTCTGCTTAATAGCTTCCATGACAATTTCTCGATCATCCTTTAACTCCGTTGAGGCATGCTTTAACGCTTTCCAATTCTGTTTAACGGCTACCATAACCAACTCACGATCACCCTTTAAATCCGGTCTAGCATACTTCACCGCATATCCATCCTGCTTAACCGCTTCCATGACAACTTCACGATCTTGCCTAAGTTCCCTTGATGCATGCGCCAACGCATACCCTTTTTGCTTAACCGCTTCCAACACTATCTTTTTATCATTACTGAATTCTATTGAAGCTGCGAATAAATTATTCCAATCTTTCTTAACCGCTTTTAACACTTCCTCTTTTGTACTGTTTTCATTAATCATTTATATCTCCTATTAGTAATTTACATTAAATTATAGAGTATAAATATTTTTATTTCAAAGTATTACTAATGCAAAAAAATACCTTTTGATTTTCAAAATGTTTGAATTTAGGTAAACAAACTTCTTTGTTATTAATTTTTTAATACCTAATTTGCTTGTATATTAAAAACAGCGTTTAAAATAATAAATTATTTACATAAATTATTGACATAGTAATTTTTTATTTACATAATGTTATCTTCAGTATGTCGAAATTTTCGAACAACTTAATAAAATGAGGTTAATAATGGATTTAAATCAATTTGCATCACAAGTAAGTGAATTTGAGGGTGGGAAAAAAGAAACAGATATCGCCCAAATCAAAGAGGTTTTGCGTGTAACTAATGACCAATTAGACGGTAAATTGTACGATTTAATTAATGAAGTAGAATTAAATATCTAAATTAATTTTTATTTAGTGGATTGGAAACTTTATGTATATTTTACCTTTAAAGTTATATGTTTATTGTTTTCAAAAAGGTTACACAACTCACTAAAACATTGTATATCATCTTCTAATATACCAATACAACCTTGTGTTCCAGGTAAATTTCCATCCGGGTGTATATACAAACCATATCGATTAGTTTCAAATAAAGGGTCTAGTTTTGCTACCCATGGAAACTCTGTTCTGTGAAACGCTTCTGTTTTACCTTGCTCTATCTTCATTTTATACGGTCTATTTACTGCATATATGCCATTAGGTAATGGACCTTTTCCAAACCCACCAGTAACTACGTTATATTGTTTATCATTAAAGGTTAATATTCCTTCAGCCTTGTTTTTATCAGTCATAACAACATCACATGTTATTTGACTTTCTGTTTCACTTTTATCTGTGTTAGGCTTACTATCCGTATTTAGCGTTTTTTTTTTAATTTATCTATCGCACCAGTTGTAAACATTCTAAAGACATCTTTTAAACCCAAAGAGTGAATCAATATCCCATACATTGCAAACTCGAAAAATCTTGGTGCTTTGGCTAATGCATCCCATGCTATGTTAAAGTTAATACCCACAAAATCAGGATTAAATAAAATTATAAAAGGCTCTAAAAAGTGTAATAAAACGATAAACAAAATTGTATATACTAAGATATCGTCTTTTAATGTTTTTTCGGACGCTTTTAATACCGCTAAATCATACGCATTATCTGACTTAGTAGTTGTTTCAATTTGTCTACTTTTTGCCTCTAGTTTGCAAATTTGTATTTTTTTTCTAGCCCTCTCTTTTTCTAAGTCTAATTTAATCTTTTGCTGTTCCGCTTCAACTTTACCCTGGGCCCTAATTTGTTTAATCTCTTCTTTCTTTTTGTATATTTCAGTTATTTCACCAGCTGCTTTACCAAAAATCCCACTTAAAATCATTCTTCATGCTCCTTTTTACTTCCAGGTACTCTAGCTATCAATACTGAAGTCGTTAATAACAATCCTACAATAGACGCTGCATTTTGTAATGCACTTCGTGTAACCTTCGCTGGGTCAACTATTCCCGCCTCGAACATGTCTACAATTTCGCCCGTTCTGGCATTATAACCGTTTCCAGTTTTGCTTTTCTGTATTTTATCGATAATGACAGACGGCTCATTGTCCGAATTTTGGACAATTGTTTTAAAAGGTATAGACAATGAATTAATTAAAATATGATACCCTACAAAGAAATCTGTTTCATCTTTAACCATACCGCCCATGTCCTCGATATGGTCTTTGTTTTTTATTCTTTCTTTTAATTTATTTTGACATAAAAGCAATGTTGTCCCACCGCCTGGCACTATTCCTTCTTGTACCGCTGCTTGAGTAGCTGATAAAGCATCCTCAACACGGTATTTAGTTTCTTTCAATTCAGTTTCAGTTACTGAACCTATTTTAATAACCGCTACGCCACCAGATAATTTAGCCAATCGCTCACGGTATGTATCTATGTCATACGCTGAAGTTGCACTGTCAATCAAGTTTGTAAGTTCTCTTATTCTTTCTTGTATAGAATTCTGCTTACCTTTCCCATCAACAATAGTAGTATTGTTTTTAGTCGTTTTTATTTTACTTGCTCTTCCTAAATGTTCCAACTTTACCGATTTAAGGCCGGCACCCTTTTCGTCTGTTATGAACTCCGCCCCTGTAATTATGGAAATATCTTCTAATATGTTTTTTTTCTTAACTCCAAAACTAGGTGCTTTTATTGCCAATGCCTTTAATGAGCCACGCACGTTATTTACCACTAATGCTGATAACGCCTCACCCTCTATATTGTCCGCTATAAAAACAATTGGCTTTGATACTTTTGCAACTTGCTCTAATATTGGCAAAATATCTTTTAATGAGCTTATTGTTTTATCCGTTACTAATATATAAGGGTCATTTAATTCTGAGATCATACTTTCTTTATCAGTAACCATATATGGACTAATAAACCCTTTATCAAAACTCATCCCCTCTACAAATTCCAATGATGTCTGAATGCCAGTAGTTTCCTCAACACTTATAATCCCGTCATTTCCAACGGTATCCATTGCTTTCGCAATTAATTTCCCAATTTCTGTATCATTATTTGAAGATATTGTTGCAACTTGCTCGATCGCTTCTTTTGTATTTATTTCTTTAGCGTAACTTTTTATAATCTCACATACATCGGATACCGCTTTTTCTATCCCTTTTTTAATTTTTATAGGATTGTGACCAACATTAATTGCTTTCAATCCCTCTTTAAAAATTGCATTTCCTAAAATAGTCGCTGTTGTCGTTCCATCCCCGGACACTTCATTAGTTTTTGACGCT